TCCCAACTACGTCCTGGGTCGCAACAAGGCCGGAACTTTGCGGTTGGCCGAGGACGACAGGGGTCTAGCCGTGGAGATCGATCCGCCTGACACTCAGTGGGCCCGCGACTTGCTCGTTTCGATTCGGCGGGGTGACGTGAACCAGATGTCGTTCGCGTTCACGGTGGTAGAAGAGGAGTTCAGCAAGGAAAATGGGGAGAACATCCGCATCCTCAAGAAGGTGCGACTCCACGACGTGTCCGTCGTGACGTTCCCGGCCTACCCCCAGACGGACGTGCAGGTGCGGAGCATTCTGCAGGCCAGCGGCATTGACTGGGAGGCCCTGGCCGGCATCATGTATCGCTACCAGCGCGGTCTATCCTTGACGAACACGGACCGCGATATGGTGTTGGCAGCTATCGAGGTGCTGCGGAGCCTTGTGCCGGATGAGCCGAGCCAGGGGGCTGGCGAGTCCGAGCAGGAGCAGCGCAACGAAGANCNTNNGGCGGAGCAGGGGCGAAGCCTNGAGGTGTTGCGCCGGCGCCTGGAGTTGGTGACGAGCATCTAGGAAGGCTGTCAAGAGCATTCATACAAAAGCGGAGCCGCCTACATGGGCGGTTTTTCGCGTTCAAAACTGATGAGAGGTGAAGAAAATGAATACGCTTGAGCTTCGTCGTAGGCGGGCGGCGTTGATCGAAGAGGCCCGCAAGATTTTGAATGCTGCTGAGGCTGAGGGGCGTAGCCTGACGGCCGAGGAGCAGGAGCAATGGGATCGCATCATGGCTGATGTTGACGCGCTGGGGCAGACCATTGAGCGCGAGGAGCGGCTTTCCGCTTACGAGAAGGAGTTGGCTGAGCCCATCGAAAGCCGTCGCATGGAGATGCGTCCCGTTCCCGGCCATGACGAGATCCGCGAGGATCGTGTCAATGCGGGTCCCGAGTATCGCGGTGCGTGGCTGAGCTTTGTGAAGTTTGGCCGCAATGTGCTGAACGCTGATGAGTACCGCGCGTTGAACCGGGGTACGGACGGTGCTGGNGGNTACNTGGTTCCGCANGAGCTCGAGCAGCGGTTGGTCCAGGCGCTCGAGGAAGAGAACGTGATGAGGACGCTCGCCACGGTTATTTCCATGGATTCTGATCGTGACGTNCCCATTGAGGAGGANACGGGCGAGGCGTACTGGACCGCGGAAGAGGCAGAGTANGAGGAATCGGATGCTAGGTTTAATCAGAAGACCTTGCGGGCGCACAAGCTGACCCGTCTCATGCGGATCAGCGAGGAGCTGCTCCAGGACTCGGCTTTCGATTTGGAAGCCTACGTGGTTAACAACTATGCTCGCTCGATGGGTCGTAAGGAGGAACAGGCGTTCATCGCCGGTGACGGTAATGGTAAGCCTCGCGGCGTCATCCACGACGCGCAGACTGGGCATACGGCGGCATCGGCGACGGCCATCGCTGCGGACGAAATCTTCGATTTGTATCACAGCCTACGTCGTCCGTACCGTCGTCGTGCCGTGTGGCTGGCGAACGACAATACTGTTTTGGCGCTGCGTAAACTGAAAGACAACGAGGGCCGCTACATCTGGCAGCCGAGCTTGGCGCAGGGTCAACCGGATACGTTACTTGGTCGTCCCATCGTCACGAGCAACTTTATGCCGGAGATTGGCCCCGGCGCCAGTTCGCTTGTGTTCGGTGATTTCAGTTACTACTGGATCGTTGATCGTCGCGGGCGTTACATGCAGCGGCTTGGTGAGCTCTTCGCTAAGACTGGGCATGTTGGATTCCGCGCGTATCAGCGTGTTGACGGCCGCTTGATTCTGAACGAGGCTGTTAAGGCGTTGGTCCATCCTGAGGACTAAAGAAGAGTGAGCGCAGGAGGGCGGGGAGTCTCCCCGCNCTCTTCTGTGAGGTGAAATAATGCAAGTCCGCTTGTTGACGTCAATGGTTGGTCCGAACATGAGTGTACAATACGGCGATATCGTGGACTTTCCTGATGCGACAGCAAAGCGACTTATTGAGCGAGGGTTGGCAGAACCTGTCGATCCGATAGCCGAGGATATTGAATCTAAGGAAGCAGCTGGGCAGAAGTCGTCGGGGGAGGAGACCGCTGTCCAGTCCGAGGTTGAGACTGCTAGCACGCGGCCGGCTACGACCCGGGGGAGAAGGCGTAAAGAGGTGTAGGAAATGTTGTCAGAGCACGCTCTCACGACAATCGAGGCGGTGCGGCAACAGCTTGGTCTGGACCCGAGCGACACAAGTCAGGACGCGGTGTTGGTGCGTCTGATCAACAGCGCCAGCGACGCTATCCGTAGCTACTGCGATCGGGACTTTGCCCGGGCGCGGAGGGCGGACCGGCTCGAAGGGTCCGGGCGTCCGGAGCTACTTCTGCCTCTGTATCCCGTTATCCGCGTGGAGAGCGTGACTGCTGACGGCATCCCGGTTCTGCCCGAGGAGTACGACGTCGACGTTCAGGCCGGTCGGCTCGTCCGGAGATGCGGCTCATGGCCCGGCGGCCCTGGTCTTACGATCGAGGTCGNGTATGAAGCTGGATACATCACACCCGAACAGGCCCGCAAGGGCGTGGGTGAGCGGGATCTGCCTTACGACCTGGAGGAGGCCTGCATCGCGACGGTCATGAGCTGGTACAGCCGTCGGAGCATGCCGGCCGATGTGCAGAGCTTCTGGGTNGAGCAGATCCGTGTCAACTTCGACACTCAACGAGAGTGGCTACCTACGCCGGTGCAGCGGATCCTTGACCGATACCGGAGGTATGGTTGATGGCTGGCGGCGGGCCGAAGGTTGTTAAGGACGTCAACAAGATTCCAAAGGCGCTAGCTCGGCTGAACCAGCTAAAGATTCGGCAAGTGAAAGTCGGCATCTTCGACGACGCTCCGAAGCTGGTGGCCATCGGCGCCATGAATGAATTCGGGACCGACATCCCGGTGGACGCCGAGCTGCACCGTAAGCTGCGGATGCTGGCCCGGGAGCACGGCGCGCCCACCAACACGTTGCCTAAGGAGGGCGAGCGGCTGCGAATCCCAGAGCGGTCATTCCTCCGGGCCACGTTTGACGAACACGAAGATGAAGTCGTGGATGCGGCGCCAGAGCACATTGTCGCGATGATGGAAGGCGAGAAAGACGCTTACGAGGCGGCCCAGGGCATNGGCCGGGTGCTGCAGGAAGCCGTCATTGAGCGTGTGGCCCGGGGCACTGACTTTGCCCCCAATGATCCGTTCACCATCGTTCTGAAAGGTCATGCCCGGCCGCTCATTGGGAAGACGGGCGTCCTTGAGACGACTCAAGGGATTCGTCTGCGGGTGGTGCGGCGGCAGTGATGCGGTTCGACATGGGCTTTATGGCCCGGACCTTCGGCGAGCAGGTGGAGTTCACGGTCCCTGGATCCGGTGGCTACTACGACGATATGGGGCGATGGGTGCCGGGCGAGCCGCCCAAAACGGTGCGTGCCGTCGCCACCATCCTGCCGATGACGGCCTACGACCTACAGTTCTACGAGGCCGGCCAATTCACGACGGAGGACGTCAAGGTCATCGTGGAGGGGCACGTGGACCTTCCGCTGGGCACCCAGTTCCAGCGTGACGGCGCCACCTACGAACTCCGAGAACTCCGTAACTACGACCGGGTGGGCAACATCCGCCGTTACGTTGCCAAGCGGCTGCGGGAGGGGTCGACATGATCGACATGGCGGCCCTCCAAACCCGGATTGTTACTGGCCTGCGGGCACACCTGCAGCCGCTTGGGGTAACGGCGATCATCGAGCGCGACCAGAATGCTCCGGTGCCGCCGTACCCGTTTGTGGGCTTCAAGTGGACCGCTATCACGCCGGAGCCTGGCTCATTGCGCCGCACCCGGGCGGTGGTGCCGGCGCAGGACCCCAAGTGGGAACACGACGTGCAGTACACCTACGTTCGCAACCCGGTCATGACCCTGTCCGTGACGGTGTTCGACAGGGACGGGGCACAGATACACGGCATCACCCAGGCGGCGCACGATTGGTTCAGCATCCCGGAGCTCGGCGGNGACTGGCTGCAGCCGACGGGTGCCGTTATCGTTGAGGTAACACCCATCACGGACCGGGATACGGTGCTGGACGAACAGATCGAGCGCAGGCAAGGCTTCGATGTGCGCCTGCGNGTCGTCGACATCCTCCAGGTTACGGTGCCGACGATTGAGCGGGTGCTCATCACGGGCATGGGCGGCGAGGTCGCCCAGGAGATTGAACTCTGAGGAGAGTGATGACAGTGCCGCTGACGGACGTTGAAATCGTCATCACCGACCAGACCCGGCCCCTCACTCAGAGGGGCTTTGGTTTGCCGCTGATTTTCGGTACGACCAAAGCGCATCCGTACACAGAATACACGTCCTTGCCGGCNGTGGCCGAGGATTTTCAGCCCACCGANCCGGAGTANCTGGCGGCGCAGGCGATTTTNCGCCAGTCACCCAATCCCGGGCGGGTGGCCATCTACAGCGTTGAGCGAACGACGCCGGGCGATTTGACCACGGCACTCAACGGGTTGGTTCAGCAGCACAACGATTGGTATTGGCTCGTGTTCGCGCCACGCCATCGTGAGGGGGCCGATGACCTGGGCGACCTGGCCGGCTGGGTGGCGGCNGCGGGCAAATTTGCCGTTTTCACCAACGAGGCCGGAATGACGGCGGCGCAGATTGTGGCGCAGGCCCAGGCCATCAACAGCGCCCGAGTTGTCTACTTCGCTCATACGAAGCCAGACGATTACCCGGATGCAGCGTTAGTCGGCCGCATGGCACCGATGCAGCCCGGTGGTTCCACGTTCAAGTTCAAGACGCTGGACGGTGTCTCCG